TGCCAGCATTTTGATACATTGCAGTAAGTTTTTTCTTATCCATCTTCTGCATGTTACCAACCATAGCGGCAATCATTCCTGCTTTTGTCTTTGGCATTGGATCTTTCTTAGTATTATCTGTTGCGCCACCGGCCGCACTTCTCTTAGGTGCAGTGCCTGTAGCATCACCGGCTTTATCTGTAGCGGCGATTGACTGAGCTTCAGCATTCTTAGGATCGTGTTTTTGCATTTCCAAGATTTCCTCATCGTCTTCTTGGAGCTCCACATCCTGATTTTCGATTTTATCAGTCATTTTAGACTCCTATTTTGATTTTAGTAACGAGAGGAAATTCTTAAACTCACGAACCTCAGTCTCATAGAGATTAGCCCGTGGAGCCTTTTTAATTTCAGTCTCCATTTTCTCAATTGTTTGTGCTTCTATAATGCCGTTATTCCAAATCCATTCAACACCTTCCATTATCCCATTAACAAAAGCTCCAGGTGCGGATGGATCTTGCACGATATCTACCGCGTTAAGAATATAATCGTCATTGACGATCATGGCGCCATTACGCTGGCTCAAACTTCCCATACCACGAGTCGATACACCGAATGTAACTCCACCATCAAGTAAGCCTTTTACAACTTCTCCCATAGGGGTGTTCAGTATCGATGCCTCACCCACAATATCATTACCTTGGAATTCAAGTTTATTGATTTTGTGGGAAACTTTATCTAAATTAACGGTCGGACCTTCAGGGTGATTTAATTCACCTACTGCTCTACCTTTAGTAACTTGCTCATCGTTGTATTTACCGAGAGCCTTTTCCATGATAGGCATTGGATATATACGACCGTTTCGATTCTTCTTTTCTGCTTGTGCGAAAACACCTTGAATTTTATAATTTTTACTACCGTTCTTACCTTCGGTAATTAAAAATTCAATATCATTTTCTACAAACTCAGATATTAGTTTCATGTTTCTACCTTACTTATATTGTTTCATAAATTCGGTTATTGCCTTTTCAGCTTCTTTTTGAGATTTGTAAACATCAAGTCTATCACCATCTATGTAAGCAACAAATCCATTTCTTTCTTTATGTATTACTGCTTTGACACCTTTAATCTTTTTATTAAAGACCGCCCTACCTTCTGGCTTTCTACCTGCCAATTCTCTTAAATCTGAAAAAGTTTTCATGTTAACTATATTTATACATTTTAAGTTTTATACAGGATTACCTTCGACTTCTTCTTCTTCATCTTCGACTTCTTCTTCCTGCTCTTCATCTTCTATTTCTTCTTCAGCTTCTTCTTCATCAGCCTCAGTCTCAGCTTCACCATCTTCTTCAAAGTCTTCATCTTCTAATGGATCATCTTCATCTTCAGGCTCATCGTTATAAATTTGTCCTGCAAGTTTCATCTTAGTTTGATCTAATACATCTGTAAGTTTGGTAGTCATTACATTACCAAATACTTCATTTGCTTTATTATAATCCTGTGCCAATGAATGTTTCACTAAATCTTCAATAGTATCAACATTATCAGGCATTTGTTTTTCTTCTGACATTAAATCGCTCCTTGGTCATCTTCTGGTTCTTGCTGCTGTGCTGCAGCCATTTCACTATCCATTCTTTCGATTTCATCGTCATCAAAAAGAAGAATATTCTTTTGCACCCATTGTTTAGAGAAATATTCACCTACATAATTTTGTATCTGATCAAGTGTTTGTATTTTTTCTCTAAGTAATTCTGCTTCTTTTAATTCTGAAAAATGATTATCACGTGTATAATCTAAGTTAACTTCATTTTTCCATGAATGCCAATCTTCTTCGGTAATAATATTTTTCATTATGAGTTGTTTTTTAAGTATATCATAGAAGAAACTTGAAAACCGGTTTCTTAATCTATCAATAAACTTTTGAAACTTCAATTCATCTCGACTTATTTCAGTTGCTCTACCTAGTGAGAACTGTTGTTCTTGTTCTAATCTATTTAAAGGTACATTTAAAGATCTATATAATCTTTTTTGAAAATATAAAATATCTTCAATCTGACCTAAATTTTCTCCACCCGGCAGTGTAGATATTTCTGTTCCACGCCCACCTTCTCTTCGCGGTAGCCAAAAATCTTCCAACATTGACATATGTTTACGATCATCACGTATTTCACCGGTCTTTGCGTCGTAAACAAGTTTATTACGATACTTGGCCATAATATCTTTCATGTATTGTTCAGCTTTACCTCTCGGTAAGTTACCTACATCAATATAAAACATTCTTCTTTCTGGTGCTCTTGCCAACCTATAAATTACTAGCGAGTCTTCCATCATTCTCAACTGCGTAATAGGTTTAAGAGCTTTATGTAAAAAAGAAACTACTCGTTTTCTATGTTCATCAAGCAAACCTGATGTTACGTAACTAACAGAATCATCTGTTAATTTGATAGCACCTGATTGTGAACCTGGCTTTTCCTGGTATATGTAAAACTCATCTACTTTTTCAACCAGCTTGGCACCAGTAGCTGGATCAGTTTTTTTCTTGACTTGTTTTACTTTTCTTATTTTTGCAGAATCAATGTATCTTATCTCTTGTATACCGGCATTTAAGTTATTTTCATCAACTACTAAATGATGATAAAGTCTACCATCAATGTACCATCTTCTAAATATGTCATGCCCTAATTCTTTGAAATTTAACATGTTATATATGTTATCAAACTCATCCAACATTTGTCTTTTAATAGTGGCACTTACTGGAACGCGATCAACGTTCAAAGTGATTATGGGTTTCATATCACCTGAAGTAATTGCCTCATTTACAATATCTTCAATTGCAGCGTCTGCTTCTGGATGCATAGCAGATCCACGATATTTTAATATTAATTGTACATTATCTTTTGAATCATCACCTTCCATATTAATGTAATGTCCGTAGTGTGATCCATAAGATGGTGTACTTACATAACCGGCACCGTCATCATCACGCGGCGGAACAATAGACTTGATTGCTTTCTTGTCTTTCGTTCTCGTTATTTCAAAACCAAATATTTTTAGTGTACCGTCAGCCATAATAATTCCTTTAAGTTATAGGAGAGCGTTTGCTCTCCTATTATTTATTACTTAAGTTGTAGTGTTAGTCTCATAGTATTGATAAGCAAATGTTACAGTAAATCTTTCGATTTCATCATTTGTACCATAGTTCAAATCTATTGGTGACATATCTTGTGGATATGCACCTCTGAACGTATACTTTTTGAGAGCATCACCTGATCGATCAAGTTGCTCAACTAACAGATCTGCTTCATATGCAATCGGAGTTGTAAGTCCGGTATTTGCTGTATGAGCATTAATACCATTCATCCATCTCTCCATTGGATCTCTTATTGCAAAATCTGTGTCATTGATAATTGTAACAGTCCAGACATCAAATGTTCTGTCACCGGCCATTTTTAATTGTCTACCTCTGAAAGGTACTATTATCTGGCCAAGTGTTGATCCCGGCAACTGAGCTGTTTCACAAAGGAAAGATGTCAGTTCTGGATCACCATTTGCATAACCCGGAAAGTTGATTGTAGCTTTGAAGAGGTTAGGTCTTGCCCCGCCGCCTCTTAGCTTTGATTTAAAATCATCTACGCCTAATACTGCCATGTCTTACCTCCTTAAACCGTTCCGACGACTTCTTCGAAGTCAACGCCAGTTCTTACGGCTACAAAGTTCAGTGTGACAAAGTTGATAGATCTAGCAGGCTTAATGAATATGTCTGCTCTAAATTCATTTCTATCAATCACTGCCGCAGTATTATTAGTAGCATCTGCTACCACTCTGAAGTCTGTGATACCACGTCTACCTTTTACTTCTCTAAGTACTGGTTCAATGATATTGACAAACTCAGCTCTTGTAAATTCATCGTTGAATTCAAAGAGTACTTGCTCAGCTGCTCTTGATATTGCTCTTTCTAATGTTAAGAATAATCTTCTTACATTAATTCTATCAAATGCAGATGCTCTTCTGAGTCCGGTTTTATCACCGAATAATATGACACCAGCTCCCGGTATATTAGCAATAGGGTTTACACTTGCCTTGTATAAGGTATCTCTTTGACCCTTTGTTGGTGTGTAAGCCAGTGCTGTTATTCCAAGATACTGACCTCGTCTTGAACCTGCTGGCGAGAACCAAGAAGCTCTGTTTAAATCAGTTGCTGCCATAAGTCCAGCTGTAGAAGAAGCTGCCGGTATTGTTATGAATTGGTCGTTAAACTTATCATATGTCTTTAAAAAGTTTCCATCATTGAAAAGATATG